GAACTCACGGTCTGTAATAAGCATATCTCTAAAACCTCTTTCTTCTAACTCATCCATGCGGAATCTTTCTATATCCACTTTATGTTGGTGAGTAGCCCACTGTTCTACCAATGATCTGTAATCTTTTTTAAAGAACATTTCAATTTCAGGTAGAGTTTTAAGTTTTTCAGGATCCATTTGTTGTTGAGCTTCTTCTGAATTAGGATCTAAACCTTGTTCAGCCATAGCTGCCATAATCTTTACTTGAGCATCAGCTAGTAATACTTCCTCAACAGCAGCACGCTTTTGTTCCATCATCTCATTGTAAGAGAACTCATCTACGGCCCGGTAAGTAAGCTTAGTAGATCTCTTAGCAAATTCAGCTACAAGAACATTAATAACATTAGGTATGATTGGATAAAACTTAAGTTCAAGAGCAGAGTTGTCTTCTTTAGTAAGAACCTCAACTATGTCTCTCATCTCATTGTCTTCTTCAATAATATAATCTGACTTATCTATAATACCTTTAGCAAGCTTATAGTTCTTCATCAGCCTGCGTGCATTCCTACGGATTTGTTTTAATCCATTCCACTCAAGCCAGTCTAAGTTCCATGCTGCCCATTCTTGGTCTTTTTCTTTTTTTGGTAAAAACTGTAATGGCTGGGTAATACTACCCATTCTATTATGTTTAACCTTAGCTCCTGCTTTGAGCTGCATAGCATTATATACTTGCATAGCTTCTATTTAAAATTTTTAAATGGTGATTTTTTAAAACCTTGCCCATTACCAAGTCTACTCTTCCCCATATGACGGAAAGGGCTCATAGATAATTTAAACAAATTATCTGACTTTTGCAAGTTTTTGGCTGCGTCATCCATGATAACACGCTTCTGGTATCCTCTATTTGATTGTTGAATTTTCATGAAAGCTACCAGTGCAGAGAAAGCTACTAGTCTATCCACGTTAAGTCCCTCAGTATAGGCTTGCATTTCCTTAAGTAACATAGGATCCGGAATACGCTCTATACCATAAGTGGTCTTTACTATAGTACCATCTTCTTTAGTAACAGTATCTAGTTCTTCTCTAGTATATTCTATGACATAACTTAGAAGATGAGACTTAAATAGTATACCTGTATTCTTCCAACCATACTCCTGAAATACATTTGCATTGGCACCAAGATCTTTGAGAAACATAATCTGTGTTCTAGGTACTAGATATTTTTGTTTCTTTCTTGATATCATGTACTGGATAAATAAAGAGATGTTGTTCTCTATCACCGTCCAGGCATTGTACCATTCTATTATCATTTCTAGTCTCTCATGTGTTTTCTTGATATCATCAAATCTACCACACCAAGCAGCTACTATCTTATCCTGTTCTATAAAGTTTTCTACTTCTACACCACTAATCTTAGTTACTTCTACCGGGGCTTTCATCACATAAATAGAACACAATGAATCTGATGTAGTTGTTTTACCTTCTGATACAGGGTCAATAGATGCATAATACATTCCAAAGGTTGGATCTTTTACCGGCCTTTCCCATACAATTAGAGTTCCTGTTTTGTCTTCTGTCTTCTTAGATATAGGAAACTCAGATATAGGAAGTTTATTAGTCTCTCTAACCTTGGGTATACCCTGGTCATCCCTATAAATATCTAAGAATTCATATGAGTATTCTTTGTCTTCTATTCTTCTAAGCTGGGCCCCCACTAAATGTTGTGGGAATATAGATACCTTTCTATGTTTAAAGGCTTCTTCAATGTTTCTTGGATGCTGTGATACTTCAAGCTGATATGCTTCCGGTGACATCTTTTTCTTACATTCTTCAAAGTAATCATCCAGTGCCTGGAGCGCTTCTTCTACTAATGAGTTACCATAAGCGTCTATATAGGGTGGCATTGACCACTGCTCTGGAATAAACAAACCTGATACACCTATAGTACCTTTACTATCTATGAGATCTGTATCTACAGCATAGATATCAGTACCCTCCGGATTAAGGATCATTTCCTTCAGCGGCTCACATTGGTCTAAGTCCCCCACAGATCCTGCAGCAATGAACATACCTGTAGTTATCATACCTGACTTAAGCGCTGGTTTGATATATCCAAAGGTAGTATTCATCTTAGGTGCAATCCCAGCCTCTTCATGAAAGAAGTATTTTACTGGACCCCCTACACCATTTGTAGGATCTTTCTCAAATGACATACCTTGAATAGTACCTTTGAGACCTACTTCAGTCTTTCTATCTCCTTTTCTTACTTCAATCTTCTGCTGCCACATCATAACCTTGTCTGGTGACATAGGTCTATACCATGCAGTATGTTCATTCAGGAAAGCAGCATACTCAGATAAGAACTTCCAAGTACCTTTCTCATTGATGTAATCCTTGAGTGATGCACCCATCTTAAGAGTAACCCCAGCTTCAAACCACTGTTGATTGAGTAGTTTACCAGCATGATAATAAGAAGATGCAATCTGACGTTTCTTAAGAATAGCTGAATGCTTATAGTGTAACTCAGCTAACAGTTCATAAAGAGCCATGTGATACTGAGCATCCCGTATATCAGCAAACCCAAAGGCTTGTATCTCCTTGTTAAAGATAGGTAAGAAGTTAAGCCACATGTAATACTCCCGGGCCAAGAACCATATCTCTTTACCAGACTTTACAATAACACCTTTACGGCATTTCTCTTTCTGGTCATCCCAGTAATTAATAAAGTCCTTAGACTTATATGGGGCTGTACAGTATACTTTATTTTCATTAAATAGTCTACATTGCTCATTAAAGATCTTACTACTATCCTCATTAAAGTTGTACTGACCAGGCTCTCTGAATATGCTGAATATAAAAACTCTAAACTCTTCTCTGGTTTCAAAGTTAGTAGTAGTCCAGGTTCCATTATCCCAGGTGGGTATGTCGTTCCAGAAATCCATTATGAATCATAAGCTAATCCCTGACCACCTCTTACTTTGCTTTGCTGTTCATCTTGTAGGTCTTTATAGGCACCTTTAAATGATTGTCTGATTGAGTCAAAGTCTTTTGCCATAGCTCTAATTTGACCTATGTTACCATCTTTACCATCTGTAATTTGAGTAGTAGCTAAGTATCTTGCTATTCTATCTAGAGCTTTTTGCATACCATCATACGCGCGGGAGGTTGGTGTCTCATATAACTTTGCACAGAACTGCAGGGCTGTATAGATGTCTTTGTCTTCCGGGGAAAACTCTGCCTCTATCTGATCTAGAATCAAGTCTTCTTTGTCCATTGCCGGAGTATGGAAGAATATATTTAAATCAGGATTAGGACATGTCATATAGAACAGGTACAGGTAGATCTTAAGATAATCCTCTGGATAATTATCCATGATATCTTTAAGTGCTTTCATTGTAAAACAATGCTCTGTAGGTACAACTACCCCATTCTGCACGTCAAATAATCTTACTATCATTTCTTTTTAATTTAAAAAGGTAAGTTTCCTTTTTGTATTTTTTTTGGTAGACCAAATAAATTTCTTAGACCATCCCAAAAGCCAGATGCAAAATATCCACTGCGAATTATATGAGAGTCTTTACATACTATATATCCATTATACTGAGTACTGTTCTTTTTAAAATAACAAAATACATTTTTTTTGTATTTGAATATCTTAATAGCTTTAATCTCTTCATGGTGAAACCAAGCTGGGTTATTCAAGTGATTAGTTTCAATCTTATAAAATCTCATAGTTATTTCTTTTTAATTTGGTCTCTGTTATCATATAGCCAGTTAATGATGGAGATAACTTCATCTGCTAGATATGGTACTTCCATTTGTATAACTTCTTTAATTACTGGATCTCCATTTGATGAATACTTAGTAATAGGATACCCATATTCATCTGTTCCCTCTATTTCAAAAAGCACATGGTGAATGTATATCTTTCCTGGCTTAAGTTTACGGTTATGCTTCAGTATAATATACATATAAATACTCAGCTGTAAAGCATAGTGGTTAAAGTTACAATCATCTAAATGACTTACTGGATGGGACATTTTATCTGATATCCCTTCCCAGTTCTTAAATGATTCTGTCTTAATTTCCTTATTAGTCTTATAGTCAATAATGTTTACCTTACTATTAACTACTTCAACTAAGTCAGACTGTCCACATATACCGGCAGACTTAAGATATACCATATGCTCTGGGTAGATCCCATCTGTAAGCTTTTGTTCAGGCGCTTTTTTCTGAGTACCTTCTTCAATAGGTTTATAGATTGGAATAGGTATACCCTCTAATTCTATAGAAGATAGAGAACATAGATCTGCTTCTCTTTGGTTGTGATAGAATGTTCCCAGTGTGGTAGCACGGTCAGCTTCTGCTTTCCAAAGCTCAAGAATCTTATCTGGTGGAATACCGTACCACTTAGACTTAGTCTTCCTGGTTACACTGGCAGCTACTTTTTCAGCATCAAAAGGTTTCTTAAAGTTAGATAAGAGTGATGTTACGCTCACCCAATCTATACCCTCTGCCTCAATACTCTTGTAGCTATGATCTGCAGCATTAAATATAATACTCATAGTGCATCTAGTTTATCTTCATCTTCTTCTGATAGCAGTGCAAACCATCTGCCATCAGGACACTCAGTAGATAATGCTCTGGTCTTGAAAGTTAATGAACACCCACATAAAGAACAACAAGGTTGTGTTCCCGGCATAGCACACTCTTTACCTTTCAAATCAATATGTTCACAAGTGTCACAAATATCTTTTCTATGACTAGCAATATCTTCTACAAATTCATCACGGATTACTGAGTTCTTCACTCCCTCCATTATTTGTTTCCTGTTCTTCCAAATGTCTTTTAGTTTGTTGGCCATATTTGAATAGTTTTTTCTTTATTAGAAATGCATCTATCTTAGTTTTAGCTGCTACTAATGTTTCCAGCTTTTGCTCTGCATTTTTTTTGTTATGATAATTAGTGAATGTTTGACTGTCATATTTGTTATTAAGGGCTCTATACTTTTTGATCATTCCATTTACAGAGTTAGTCTTCATAATGAACTGACCTAAACCTACCAGGTTTACATTCAAGTGTTCTAAACTTGATAAGGTTTTTCTAACTTCTTTGTAATAGAAACTTACAACATCATCCACCATTGATATAGGTAGATCATGTTGTTCAGCAACTTCCTTAATTATTATCTCCGGTTTCTTTGGTATCATCCCCTAGGAATTTGTAATCAAGTAACACTGTACCATCCGTCTGTATTTGCATAGCAGGATTAATTCTGATAATCTTTTTGTTGTTTGGATCTTTTACAACAAGTTTGTTTTTCTCAGCTTTACTAATACAGTTTCTTACAGTCTGTGGAGTTTTAAATATCCAGTCTTCATCAGTAGATGCATCATAACAAAAATGTGTAAGTTCTATGGGCTCATTAAGACTTAACAAAGTCAAGCAATTAAGATCAGACTCACTCACTGTTATACGGTTAATATAACAATGAGTCAAGATCTGAAACTTAACCACATCCCATTTGGGCATTCTTACACGCTTTTGTACTTGATTTACTAAAGCCATGATTAGTCTTTTCTAAGCTTTCTTTTTTGCTCTTCCTGAATTTCTTCTCTTAGTTCTTCAGGAGATGTAGAACCTGCCCTTGCATCTTCTTGTTGTGATGCCATCATAGCATACTGCATTTGGATGCTAGTTCTTTTGAAACGGGCTTCTTCAATATTAGCAAGTGTTACTTCATACTCACACTGAGCTTTAAGATACTTAAGAGACTCTGTGTAGAACTGATACATTTCTTCTTTCTTCTGCTCTAGTTCTTCTCTTGTCAATTCTCTTTCTTCTGTTTGGTTTTCCATGACTTCTATATTTTAAGTTTACACAAATATAGAACAAAAGTTTAAACCTTACACATTTAAAACAAAAAACCCAGATAGTGTAACTACCTGGGCTTACTTAATGTTCTAAACTTTTATCTATTCTTCATTGTGAAGTTGAATAGAGTAATAAGATAAAACTGTCTTGAGATGTCTACTTCTAGTGTTAAGATATCAATCTTTCCAAGACGTACTCTTATTTGGAATTTGTCCCACTGTTTGTTGTGGACTCTCCAGTTGTTTCTAAATATCATAGTCTTGTTATTTATAAGGTACATAAGATGTTCCTTTGCCTGACTTAACAGCTTTAAGGATTTGCTTTCTCTGCTTACCTGTAGACTCATAAGATACATGTACCCAATCAGGATTACTATCTGTACCAAACTCCCAGATCATTTGATCAAAGCTTAGATTATCTTTAATAAAATCAAAGATCTGCTTATTAGTAACCGTAGTACCATCCATATCAATATCAATAGCTTCACCTGTACAGTGCTGTGAACTTAAAGCACCACCTACTGCTGTGTTTAGTTCTTTACTACGGTATCCTGATGAAAGGATAATAGGAACTCCAAAGTGCTCTCTAATAGGCTGGAATACTTTCTCAGCTAATAGCTTAAAGTTCTCAATGTGTTCAGGTGTTGGCATGTTGCTGATACCTTTTCTTTTAGCAGTTTCTGATCTCATCACTTCTGCTAATGCTAAATTTTTACTTAGTTGCATGTTGTTTATTTTTTAAAGTACAAGTCTGCTTCAGCTTCTCTGCGTCTAACAAGACCTTTTAATGTTTTACCTCCTGCTTTTACCCACTTCATGAATTCTAATCTGATAGATTCATCTTCAGGATTAGCATTTACTTTCTTAAGTAGAGTAGAAGCTTTTAAATTTGCTGGACCCAAGTTATATGCAAATGATACTAATGCATCAAACTGGTTCTGTGTAATAGTGTCTACGCAGTAACTGTCTACGTATTTCTCAAAGCTTACAAGCATACTAGCTAATAGCTCTGTTGCTTGTTCTTCAGTTATAGTAGCATCAGTCATTGCTACCTTTTTACCATTAGGATAGAATGTAGCTCCGTATCCAATTGTGGGAATAGCTGCAGGACATTTGTAAGGAGCTCCTCTGAACCCTTCAAATGACTTGATCATATCAATCCCTGCTTTCCCCGTCTTTGTTACTTTCATCTTTGTTCTTTTTTTTAAGTGCTAGAATTCTACCTGCTGTAGTAATTCCAAATGCTCCAAGTGTAAGAATCATAAACCCATCAAAGATAAACTCTTTTATGATAAGCTCTTTGCTCATAATACCTGTAATTACATCTACTACTAAGATGAATACCATAGCAAAGAATGCTACTACACCTACAAATGCTTGCTCATTGATTTGATTGTCATCTGAGATGAGCTCTCTAAAAAACTTTTTCATAGTGTGTCTGATTTAGTCTTACCCCAGAAATTCTTCTGCTCTTTAATAACTACTGTATCATGGACAACAATAGTGTCATGAATGTAAATTTTTACTTTTTTTATAACCTCAACCGTTTCTACAACTGGTGTTTGTGCTAGTTGTTCTTCTGCAGTTGATACAGTTTTCTCAAGCTGTTTTACATCTGACTCTAGTATTCCATTCTCTTCTACTAATTTTTCATTATCAGCTTGAAGAGTTTGTGCTGTGTCAACAACATCAACATGCTCTGTACCACTCTTAAGTATTTGAGTAAGCATAAGAGCAATGATTATTGCTATAAGTCCAAGTATTACAAGCTTGTTTTTCATCGCTTAGAGATTATAATGTCTTGTAGTTTCTCAAGGGCTTTTGTATTATTGTTCAAAGCCTCTGTAGTTTTTTGAGCATCTGAAGCAATATAAGTAGTGAGTTCTTTTTGTAACTCATCAACTTTAGTTTTTAATTTGTCTTCAGAAGCAAGTTGTCTCTTTAGCATAAACCAAAGAACAGCTCCTAATCCTAGGACTACAACCCCAAGCGCACCATATTGGGTTAATGTTTCAAATGCTCCAAATGCAGGAGCTTCAGCAGATAGTACCATATTAGTGTAGTTTAATCATTAGTTCTTTAACAGCATTGGATAAATCACTCACATTCTTAGCAAGCATCTTAATCTCTAATTGTGTTTGTTCTTGGATTGCTTGGTATTTGAGTCTATTCTCTTGTTCTACAAGTTCAATCTTTCCTTTTAGCTTTCCCAGGTCTTCTGTATTCTTACGTACATCATTGTGAACTATCTTAAGAAAGTATCCAATAATTAATACAGCGGTGCCAATAATAAAAGTTGTGATTTCAGAAGTTGTCATTTTTTGGAGATAAAAAGTTTATTAATTACGTATAGAGCAAGTATTGATACAAAGATTAAGATCATCATCTTCCAAGGCATTGCCTCTTTACGGATGACTACTCTCTTTGTTTTTTGAATCTGCTTATTCTTTTTTACCGCAGCCTTAAGAACTTTAGCTAAGCTATCATTCTGTAGCTTCATCATCTTCTCCATGTGCTTGAAGTATGACTCATTAAGCAATCTTTCCTGACGGGTCATACCTGCTGATATAGTGTTGGTCACTGTATACGGGAAGCTATCTACTCTGATCTGTTTTGTTTCAAAGGTATTGTTCTGCACATTCCATACTGTATCTAATTTGTAGCTGTAGTGCCACACAGTATCTGGTTTAATTACAGCACCTTTTCTCTTGGCAGTATCTATATGCTTCTGAGCCTTAGATAGGTGATGCTCAATAGAACATGATACTAGCGTTACTGCTAGTACCATGATCAAGATATGTTTGAGATTTATTTTCATTAGTAAGTCTTACTTAATGTGAATATTTCTGAATAAATAGAGTTCCCGGCATTGTTAGTATTCCATTGAGCTGTAATGATAAGTGTACTAGCTATTGTAGTATCAAAAGTGGTATTGTTTACTATGCTAAAATTTACTCCTTCAAAGTTAAGGCCTGAATTCTTGGTATATGCAAACAATCCTCCTGATGCTATAGAAGCTACAGTAGCTGCTCCTAATTGTCTTACAGTAAAATCAACATTTAATTTCCAATGCTTATTTGCAGTAAGACTCATTGCCATGGCTCCTGTATCTGCTAGTAATATTCCTGACGCAGTTTTAACTCTAATCTGTAAAGTAGCTGTACCTACACAAGATAAATGACCTATCAATACACCGCTAAAACTATCTCCTACTTGAAATCCATTTGCAGGAATTGTAAGAGTTCCTAAACCTCCGTCTAATAAACTACCTTCAACAGCGGTAGCTGTTACAGGAGTACTAGAGTTAGTCTGTGTGTACACTCTGCTCAGATATCCATTAGGGTTCTGTGAGTACTTATCTATGTAAATGTTAGTACTCATGG